AGCACTCTCAAAAACAACAGGAGTGCCGAATGTGATACTTGTCCCTGATACTGTACCAACCACTGCTGTACCGTAATTAGAGTTGCCATTATCCGTATAAGCAATGACAACTTTATTTGAGATAGAGTCAAATGTAGCTGAGATGTAAAAGGTGCTAGCGCTATTAAAAACAACAGAAGTCCCAGCCTCAGTGGGTACCCCGCTAATCACGCTCACCGTCCCATCTCCATTCAATCTGACTGTCCTTCCGTCAGGTATCGAACCGCTTGCAGTAAACTCCTGCACCCCTCCAGCAGTGGCCAGTCTTTTATTAATCTCATAACTAGACCACGTCGTAGTTTCAGACGTAATCAAGTCGTCGATAGTTCCCTCTGGGAGGGATGCCACCGCCGCCTCGGCCAGGTTTTTCGCTTCCACCGCGCTGTCTCTGTACTCCTCGGCAAGCGCTGCATTCTGCGCCACCTCGACAGCCGTCTGCTCTACTGTGGCCGACCATGCCTCCACGTAATCCGACACAGTCTCCATCCAATCTATAGCGTCTTGCAGGTTCTGCTGGAAGTTGGGTGTCCAAGAGATGAAGTTGTTAAAGTTGGGCGTAAATACAGACTTAACCTGGCCCTTTTGAGGCAGGTCGAATGTTATAGGGGTAAGTGTAGGTTTGTCCGGCAGTACTGAGGCCATTACAGACCCTCCACAGTCAGTGTCATGTCAGATATCGATTTATTTTCGTACACAGTTCTAAAGTCGCGGTAGATGCCAAATACGATAGTAGCTCCATACCCGGGTATGGAGCTGCCGATGAACAGGGCTTCCGTGGCATCGGCAGCCGCCAGTGCAGACCTAACCGTAGATACTAAAAGCGTCTCCACGGTCACTTTGTAGTCTACCAGCTTTACTGTTCGTTTCTTATCGAGTATTAGATTGTTGAACCCATCTCTGGTGATCTCAGACCCGCTCAGTGCCGACACCTCCGTGCCGTAATTGGTTATCCCTAGCGTCCTTTCCTCCGCCAACAGCAGCCTTCCACATGCTGTTGGGTCGGTTGGGCTACCTGCCACTATAGTGACCCTTACGTCGTTGGTGCTGAATCCTATTGGTAACTCAAAGACCACTTCCTCATAGAGCACTGGGTCTTTGAAGCACCAGTCCTCGGTGTTGTCGACTAAGTAGTCTATTAGGGGCTTAGTTTCAGTGTACTCGGGTATGGGCTGTCCCACTTCGTCAAGAAGTTCCAAAACAGCCTCAAACCCTTCAGCCCCTAGCAGCACAACTAAGGTGTTGTTGCCCGTCTGTGACAGGCTCACCTCAAGATTCCCGGTTGCTGTGGTCTTGGAATCTACTCCATCCCTAAACATGCGGTAAGTGTTGACCCACCCCATCCTAGTCCATGTAGGTATTTCTTTCTCCGCACCTATGTCGGGTCTGTCATCCGTGCTCGGGTCCGCAGCTACTTTCCATACCTGTTGCTCGTATATTTTCTGCGTACCCGTGACGTAAGTGCCGGCTACCCACTGGTCTATTGCCTCATCCACAGCATTAGACGACAACAATGTACTATCGTCTATCATTTGTGGTATGGACATACTCATCTGGCTCATACGTTTACCTTAGACTGTCTGCCTCGTCGGGGGTAACCCGAGCACGGACCACTGTCGAATATCTCTTCTCAGCTGCTCTGTATTGGAATCAACTGATTTTAGAGCGTCAGCCATTTCAGCGATACGCCCGTTATCAGCTCCGCCTGACAGAAGCTGTCTAGTCTGCCCAGCTGAGTAGTACCTAGCCGGACCCACTGCCTCAACTTCTGGCCCGTTCTCCCCTACTAGCCTAAACCCTCCTGAGTGCAACCCTCCAGCTGCAAACTTAGGCAGACTGTGGCCCGATAACCATCCTTCCATGTTCAGCTGGTCTTGCTCAGGCAGAAAAGGTCTGAGTCTTTCGAGGGAAACTCCGAACGCCTTGGCGGTATTGTACATCTCCATGGCGGCTTCGTCAGTAACCCCTCCGAACCTGCCTATTATCTCGTTGACTCTCCAGATAATATCCTCATCAGACACCGCCGCTTGTGCAGCTGCCTCTACATCGGATACTGCTCCAGCTACTGTATCTGCCGTGTACCCAGACTGCAGAGTTTCCAGTATCTTGCGGTAGTACTCCAACGAGTCCTCATAATACCCCATCTTTTCAGCGTAATCCGCTTCGTCTAGGGCGAGTAAGTCGTCCGCAAATTTATCGAGCGCGTCCCCTAGGCTAAGCACACCCTGATCAGTGCCTAGCGCTGCACGTAATTGACGTTCGGCTGTACTGTAGACGTCGTCGAGCCTGTCCGATTGGGCCTCAAGGGCCTCTAGCTGAGCGTTAGCTGCCTGCAGGGCTGACTCTTCGTAGCTGAGCTGATCTCCTGTTATGTCTCTCAGACTCTGTATCTGGTTGGCCGTCTTGGCCTGCTCAAAAGCCATCTGAGCCGCAGAACTGAAGGCAGAGGAATCCACCCCCTGCACCACTGACAGTGCCCGGTCTATTTCTCCGTCAAGCGGAAGCTCACCTGTGGTCCTTGCCAAGTTCAGGGCATCTGCAAGCTCCTGCTGAGCTTGGCTGTACTTCTGAGCCTCCGACAGATTAGACATCCCGTACAGGGCTGAGTCCAGTTTGTCGTACAGGGATTTAAGACGGTTAACTGCCTCCTCGGACAGCTTGACCTGTTCCTTTACAGCTTCCTGCCGCGAGGCATTAAGTTCCATCTCTGCATCAATAGCCACCCTGATACCTGATAGAGAGGACTCAGCGGCGTCTTTAAGGAGGTTTAAAGCCTCCATCTCTCTGTTAACTACTTTCGTCAGGTTGTCCCACGGTCCTGTGTCGAGCTCCCTTACGGCGTTGGCTGAATCTTCTACGGCATCTGTGTACACCTTAAGATACTCAGCGGCCAGGTAAGCCTTGCCGAGGTCAGCTGGGCTGCTTTTAAGTGAGTCTATAACCGCCCTGACATCCTCAACGGAGGAGTCCATACCTATCCCTACGTCCAGCTGAGCCAGTCTGAACTCTGTCAGCTTCCTCGTGTTCTCTAGCCTTTCTTGTGCAGATAGGTAGTTCTCTGCAAAAGAGGCTGCCAGCTGCCCGAACCTATCCTCAGCCTCGTCGGTGGTCAGGTTTTCCACGTCAGCAATGGCGCCTATCAACTCTTGGTTAAAGTTCTCGGTAGCCTCTTTGTAGACGTCCCCCATGCGTTTCAGGATTTCCGCAGCGTCCTCCGCTACAGGGTACACTTCATTCTTAAGTCTTTTCTTAGCGTCATTGTAGGCTAGCCAAGACGCTAAATTGTCTCCATCTATGAACCTTGCCTTGCCGGGCTCTAGGCTGTTTATCAGCTCGTCAGGTGTCATGGTTTCCAGCATACCCATGTACATCTCAACTGCAGCTTCGTTGAACTTATCTCCAGTTGTCACCCTGGACGCTATATGGGAAGTGATTAGCTTCTCTGTACGCAAATAGTCCTGGTACTGCTTCTCATACTCGTCTGCCAGCCTGCTGGACTCTGTGGCGATGTAGCCCTGAGAGGCGGCGCCCAAATCCATACCAGATACTCGGAACCCCTCCTGAATGGTTTGGTACCTGTCGACCATGTCCAGGTAGGTCTCTGCCGCTGTCTCCCCGACCTGCTGGAACTTCTCCAGCGCTGCCATTTGAGCTTTGGCGGTCTCCTCAGAGAGTTCTGTCAGGGCTGCGCTGATGTCCGCATTTTTATTCTTTAACTGACCCGTCCATAGGTTAACAGCATGCCCCATGCTGCTAGCGCCCTGTGTGAACTGTTCGTTCAATTCTGCTACTGAGCTAGCCAGGTTGTCTGACTCAGCTAGCCTCATGTTCTGATATTCGGTCCATCTCCTACTGCCGAACATTGAAGACTTTTTGAAGGACGTACTAAGCTCGGCGGAGAATATCTTACCGGCCTCTATACCTATCCTGTAACCCTTGCCCGTGATTTCGGTTTTACTGCCTTTCATTAACCCCGTCACGATGCCGGCGACAGCACCTCCGGCCACTCCGCCGAGTATGCCCCCCGCAGCCTTGCCGAACATGCCCTTGACCGAGTCTCCGGCCACGTTGCCCATCAGTCCGCCTAGGTTGTCGCCTAGGGACTGAGTGACGGCGTCGCCTATGCTCTTACCTATAGCACCGGATAGTGCGGCCTGTAGAGCGTCCCTTAATCCGGAGTAATCCCCTGATGCCACAGCGTCAGCTACGCTTTGACCTATTCCAGACAGGTTGTCCAGCAAGTTAGCGGCGAATCTCTCTCCGGCAGTTCCGGCTGCCGAGTAGAGGTCGTCATCAAACTCCTTCTTGGCTTGTTCCAGCGCTTCTGAGTGAGCAGTCGAGCCGGGCTTGAAGGTTTCATTGGCTTTCTTGACCGACTTCACATACTTGTCATTCGCCTCGGTTACCCTCTCCAGCAGGACCCTCGACGATACTAAACCTTTAGAGTACGAGGCTATGGCTTGAATCCTAGTATCTGACAGCTTCAGTTCAGTAGAAGTCAGCTCAGCTGCTAAAGTCAGCTCGTCCTTTCTCAGATCAGCTGACTTCTTGCTCAGCTCTTCTTGCAGCTTCGCGTACTCCTCCTCCAGCTTAGTACGCTCTTCGTACAGATCGAGGATGTAGTCCTCACCCCCTGCGGCGCTCAGTCCCTGCTCAGACTTGAACAGTCGGTCTAGCTCGGCAGAGATTACAGCCTCCCTGGCTTGAGTTAGACTGCCTCCTTCTCCTACGTAGGCAGCCTTTGACATCCCTGCGAAGCGGTTGAAGTTGGCTCTTCTTTGCGCAAGTGCTTCCTTTTCCTTGGCCGCATAGGCCTGAAGGTTTTGAAGTCTACGGTTGTGCATCTCCAGTTCAACGCGAATGCTCTTCTCTTTGAGCTGGTGTTCCCTATTAACTTGGTCATTAGCGGCGGTCAGCTCTTTGCTGTAGTCCTTCACACTCGCATTCGCAGCGTCTAAGGCTTTCTTGTAGAGGGCCACCTTTTCTGAGGCCGTAGTCTCCTTATCCACAAACTTAGAAATTTTTTCAGTCAGCAGGTCATACTGGTTCCCATGGTCCTTCAGGGCTTTGGCGGGGATGCCTATAGCTTCCCCTACTTCGTTCAGCTCCCTCTGAACTTCCTGGAGCTCAGAGCTTAGTTCTGCGGATTTTGCCTTCATCTCGGCTATTTGCACTAGGCGCCTATCAATAAGCGCCTTAATAGCTCTGGCGGGCTCAGAGTCTCCGTGCCCAGCGTCTACCAGATTCTGATAGCCTGGACGTAGCTGGTTAAGCGTCGCATCTTCCTCGAACGAAACGTTCAGCTGACTTTGAATCTCGTTTTCCCGCTGCTTGAGGGCTTCGTATCGGCTTTCCTTCTGAGCCTTAGTCAGCTGCTCGGTTGTCCGTCTATACTTGTCGGCTAGGCTGGTTACCCTTTCAAGCTCGCTGGCTGCTGCTGCTGTTCTACGCTGTGTCTGGTACATAGCGTAGGCTAGGCCTCCGCCTGCCACGGTAAGGGCCAGTAGAGCTGGGTGCAGCCTTGCAGCCACTCTCATTAAGGCTGAAAGCCCCTTCCTGGTAGCCCCTGACACCCCGCCCAAGTGCTGCAGATTGCTGCTTAGAGCTGCCACAGCGCTGACGAGGCCGAATACTTTACTGGTGACCCATAGTCCGGCAAGTGCCTTGGCTGCCGTGATGGCTCCGTCTTTCAGGTTATGAAGGAAGGCATTGATCTTATCGACGTCTAGGGACTTAACGAATTCAGTGGCTTCCTGGACCATCGACCGGAAACCGTCTTCATTGGCGTCAAAGAACTTCAGCATCTGCTCATAGGCAGCAGAAACCAGAAGCTTAAAATCCGCCCCTAGTGTGTCCTCGATGGTTTTCTGGAACTTTTCAGCAGCGCCCGTATTTTTGTGCTGCTGCTCTTCAAGCTCTCGGTACTTTTCTGTGTTGCTGGTCAGCGCGAGCAGGCCTTGAGACTGTCTCAGGGTAACCAGATCAACGGCGTCAGCGTAATCTACGCCAGCAGCCGAAAGATCCTCCAACACGTCGCCTAGCGGCCTTGCATTACCCTCCAAGTCCTTGGTTGACACCCCCAGCTTGGCTAGCACTTTCTGGGCTTTTTCGGTCGGAGCGACCAACATTGATATTACACGGCGCATAGCCGTACCTGCGCGGGAACCTTTAATGCCTGCAGAGGCAAGCGAACCGATAGCCGCTACTGTCTCTGTGATGTGAACGTTGGCAGAGGCAGCTGCAGGGCCGGTGTAAGAAAGGGCCAGCCCTAGCTGAGACACTGACGTGTTGGAGTTGTTAGCTACGGTAGCCAGGTCATCAACAACTGCTGCCAAGTGCTTAGCCTCAAGGCCAAACTGGGTCATGACGTTGGTGGCTAAGTCAGCAGCCTCTCCAGTGGACATCAGGCCGATGGATGCCAGCCTGAGAGTCGCAGGCATAGCCGCTACCGACTCCTCGGCTGATAGGCCAGCCATGCCCAGCTGCAAGAGAGCGTCAGCTGCTTCCGCAGCAGTAAAGATGGTCTCTCCTGCAAAGCTCCTAACCTCCTGCTTCATCCAGTCAAGGGTTTCCGCGGACGCGCCTGTTACCGCCTGGACTCTCGCCATCAGGTCAGTGAACTCGATGCCTGCGGTGATTGAGGCCCTGAAAGCTGATACAGCGGCGTAAGTAGCCGAGGCCACGGCAATAGTCTGGCTGGTGAATATACCCATGGAGGTGCCTGCAGCGTTAAGGCCTGCTCGCCATGCTGCAGTCGCTTGGGCGCTTGAATGGAGGGAAGAAACCATGCTTCGGTCCCTAGCGGCTGACCTAGTAACCCTCCTGTTCCTGGATATTGATGCGGTTAGCCGGTCCACTGCGTTACTAGTGGCTGACGACTCGTGATTGATTCTCTCCAGGTGCTCGGCAAATAGCCTCTGGGCCTGGGATAGCTGGCGAGAGAACATGCCGTCCAGGCTTCTCCTCATCTCATCAACATTTCTTATGGACCCGCCGGTTACCGGGTTGACGCTTCTCCTGTCAACTTTGTCCGCAGCATAGGCGAGTGAGTTTAGCTTGCCGATCAGCGAGCTGAGTCTGGCCTCTGACTCTTCCGTACTAAACCCAATTTTGTACTCTTCAGACATAAGAAAACTCCCGATAACAGATACCGGGAGTTTAGCATTAAAGCGTCAGGATATTAACGGGAAGGTTACGTCCAGAACGAGTAGGTGCTGATCCTTACGTCGACAAAGTCGTGTAGGTCTTCGACCTTTGACAGCAGCATCATTCGGTTGGCAAGAGTGTTTTCCACCGCGTTTCCTTCGTCGTCTTCGAGACTTCCATCTACTGATTCAAAATCAAGGAAGTAGTCCTCGCAGATCAGTCTGACGGCTTCCTGCCGGAATTCCTGCTCTGCCTGCTTAATTGGCTCTAAATCACTGCCTTCAATTGACTGTCCTGCTTTTACAGTTAACTCTACCATAGCAGAGTTAAGTTTAGTCTCTATGCCTTGGCCAAACTTCAACTTAACCTTTAGCACTCCAGCGTACTCGAACCACTGGCCGTCAGGGTGTTTGTTGGTGATCGCAGATAATTTCATGCTGTCCTCTTGTATTTGTGTCTTTAGCGCTGATCCTACCTTAGCAGGAGATTCGTTTCCACTGTAACTTCAGTCATCTCTGACGTCCCTACAGGTCTTATCGGTCTGATCCTGGCCTTACCAAAGGTGACGGTTCCTTCAGGGTAGTCTTTGTAGGCATGAGTAAGGGACTGCTCAAGCTGCCCCACCACGGACTTGGCCTTGTGAGGGGGTAGTCCCTTAGGCATGAACACCAAGAAACTGACTGACCCTTGGTACTGGAAAGTCTGCAGTGAAGTCCCGATAGACCTACCATCGCCTGGCGTCCACTCCATTTCTATAAAGGGAAGATCTAAGTCTTCATTGGACGCACCCGGAGAGCCAGATAACAGGAACTCTACTGGGTCTCCCTCAAATACAGGGTTCAGTTCGTCGTACCTGAACTTCTGCACCATCATCTCGCCTGTCTCAATTCTGGTCATCTTCCGTTCTCTTTATGCCAGTGATCTACTTCCGCTTTCATAGCCGACTCTATCCTGATCTTAGAACCCTCAAGGGCTTCTTTTAGCTTGGCGTTATCTTCGTAGAACTCGTTGACCTTGGGAATCGGATTGGAGATAGTCGACGTGCTGACTGACCCTTCTCTTATCGACCGAAGTAGCTGCATAGCTTCTTTCACTCTAAACCTTGACACCGCATCGAGTGACTTTCCGGTACCCGTCCTACGATCACCTCTGTTACCAACAGGAGGTCTGCCTCTGTCTTCCAAGTACACTCTGGCTGAATTTCTTCCAGACTCAGTCTGCCAGTTAAACGCAGCTCTGCCTGAGTCTTGATATGAATTAGCAGGCAGGAAGAAGATAGCCGCCTCAAGGCCTGCCGCATGCACTCTACCTGGCAGTGCTCTGAGCTTTTTGATAATTGCTGCGGATACTGCCTTGTTCCTACCCATCACACCCTCCTACAGTCTAGCCTGTACTGCTCGAACTGGTGGCTGTATTTAACGTCCTCCACGCTCCATTCTACGCCATCTACGACGACGGAGTGTGACGCAGTAGGCCGGAACCCTATAGCCGTCTTATCGATAAAAACTCGCAGCTCATCGGCGGCCGTCATGGCGGTTGCTGGCTCTGACATTGAAGAACCTATCCAAGCCGTGACGTTGAATGGCTCAGGATCAGTAGATGTCGAGCTGGCGGTCGGGTTGTGCGGATCGTACTTTGAAGAGGTTACCCCGGCTGTCGACTGCTGCTTGTTAATGACAACATCCTGCCTGCAGTCCTTAAGTTTGGCCACTCGGGCAGAGTTGAAGCCTGCGTCCTTGTACGGGGCCTCTACAATGTAAGAGTCTTGCCCAATAGTCAGGACGTCGTTGGGCTGGAGATCTGAGCAGTTGGTGAAGGTGAAATACTTGCCTACGAACTCTCCAGCCTGCTCGGATTCCTCGGTAACGGTTCTCAGCTCGGAATCGAAATAGAACTCGCCAACCTGCACCTGATCAAGCCATCCGGGATCTTCTGGCGTAGCGGTAGCCGACAGCTGTCGACGGGTTACAGTGCCTGTTTGCCCTACTTCGTGAAGGGTCGTCAGAGTCTCTATCGTCAGCGAGCCATCAGTGTCAGTTCTGTCTGCGCCTAAAATATAGACGGCACCGTCTGCAGGATTTCTTACCACGCCCGTACTTGGGAAGATTGCGCCCGGCTCATGAGATATTTGGCGCCTGCGTACTGGTCGATTATAGATCGACAAAAATCGGTCTACGTCGAATAGGTGAAATTTATTTTTGCGGGAGGTGGCTGGTTCAGCGGATACGGGCAGCCATGCTGACCAAGCGCCGCCTGGGTCAAGCTGCTCCATCACAGAGTCTCGGTACTTTCTTTGGATTCTCTTAAGACGTTTGCTCATGGCGCGCCCTGCGGTTAAGTTTACCCGCCAGTAACTACGTCCACGGCAGGAATGCTTCTGCCCATGATGGTAAGGGTGGCAGAAGTGGAGGTGTTTGTTAGGTCAGCCCTTAGCTGCCCCAGATAGGCAGATATATCTTGCCTCAGGCCTTCAAGATTGGCCTTCAGGTCATCGTACCTTGACCCTTCAGCCCCTGAGTCATCCTTGGTACTCTTCTCAAGGGTAAGGATGAGGGCGGGCAGTACCTTATCTGCGGACGTGTATATGACGTAGTCGACAAGTTTCTCATAAGGCTCAGCATCTGAGGCTTGGTTGTCGATTATCGTCTGGTAGTCGGGAATTTCTTGCTTAACAGCTATATCAACCCGAGTAGCGCGAGAGAGGATCGTTGAATCCGTCAGCTCGTCGTCCTCTAAGCCAAAAACCTGCCTCACGTCTTCCGCTGTGCAGATACTGCCCAGGAAGGCCATTACTTATCGTCTTCCTTTTGACCTGCCGGTTTTGCTGACGCCTTAGGCTTGTCGGCTACCAGCACGTCCCCAGCAATTTGCATACTGCGGAAGGTTTTATCAGGGATAGCTGCTACTTCCGCAGCAGTCAGTTCTTCACCTGGTTCCTTGGTGAACGGTTTGCCGTCCTTAGTTGCTACGTTCAGAGGGTATTTACCTTTGTACACAGCGATCTTGCCTGTATCAATCTTAGCCATGGTATTGTTTCCTGTTTAGTCGATGGATTGCCCGGGCGAACCCGGGCAGATCAGCCTTACGCTCGGGTTACCAGCATCATGGCGTCGTCACGGAAGCGGAACATTTCCTCTGCCATGTCGAAGCGCATCTGCTCCATCTTGCGCATCACGTAACGCTCTACTGCTTCGTAGGACGCTGATACGTTCTGCACGTACTCAAGAGACTGCTGCGAATCGAACAGCAGGAAGTTGCCTGCGCCGCCCAGTGCTGAATCTTGGTTAACCAAGATGGTATCGATGGTGTCCAGAGATACGTTCATCAGGTTCATGCCGGCGTTCAGGCGGTTGTCACGGCCGGTGTCATCGCTGACTGTCGGACGTTGGCCACGGTTTTCAATAGCCAGGTAAGAGTCTTTAGTGGCCAACATGGTGTCAGCTTCCCAGTACTCTTGTCCGTCCATAAGCGCCTTCAGCCATGCGGTCTGGGTCACTTCGTCACCCGAGATAGACCCGTCAAAGCTGGACAGACTTACAGGAGTTAGGCCGGTGATGCCGTACTGTGCGTCGCCATTTACGATACGGCTGATCCAGCGGTAGACAGACTTGTTGTCGATACTGCGGCGAGCTGAACGCAGCATCATGCCGATCTGATCAAGAGTGCTGGAGGCCATGGCCTCGTCCGTGATCTCAACACCGAAGGAGGTCGTCGGGATGGTGTAGCCACGTTCCGATGTCGCGATTTTAACCAGCAGGTCGGGGGTCGCACCCTGGCTGATAACACGCTGCTCAAAGTCACGGTTGGTATCGGAATCAACAACGGGACGGTAGTACGTCTTGCTGTTGACGTTGGTACGGATAGCAACCTTGCTCATCAGGGCATTCCGCAGAGGCATAGTGTCCTGCGGCAGGAACTGCTCCTGCATGCCCAGTACAATCTCAGGCATCAACAGGCGACCTGCGATGGATCGGTCCTGGCCGTCCGGGGCTGTAACAGCTCCTGCGATGATTCCTTTTCCTTCCAGAATCTCAGCAGCTGTGTTTTTGAACTTGGCCATAGGGTTTAAGTTGTAGCCCATGGCAGCCGCAAACTGCTGGAATACCGTGCCGACCTTCGGGTCTGCATCTTGGTATTTCGCCTGCAGGAACTGATTAAGGTTCATGCCTGCGCGAGACGCCTGCTGGTACTCCTGGAGGCCTACCTGAGCTTCCTTCTTGGTGCCGTCAGTAGCCTCATAATTAAATTTCAATGCTTCGTAGCTCATGCTCACACCTTCTCAATAACCAGTTCTTCGGTCTGCAGACCTGTCCCATTAAGCAGCTCAATAACTCGCCAGCTGCCCGCGCCTGCCTTAACCTGTGGCTTACCCTTAGTACCTGCGGTTACCTGAGCTGCCGCCACCACGGTGTCACCAATAGCCAGCTGAGTAGCGCCTGCATTAATAACACGCTTACGCAGCAGAGGCTGTCGCTGAATCGAGCCTGTGACAGTGCCGTCAGCGAAGACAGGATCAACTGCGTAGATAAATCCTTCAAAGTCGTCGCCGTCTTCGGCCAGAGCGAACGTAGTTGCGCCTGCCAGAATTACAGGTTTGCCAACATCTGCACTACCTGCTACACCAGTCAAGTAGACCGTGTCTGCCGGGTAGGTAGAGTTGGAGATGTTTTCGTCGAATAATGGACCCATTATCTCTCTCCTGGTGTAGTTTAGAAGTTGGACAAGCCGCTTTCGCTGGCGGTTGGTACAACTACTTGTTCCGGCTCGGCACCGGTGCCTGTAGGCATTTCATTTGAAACTTGGCGGTTAGGCATCACTTTCTCGTTCTTCGAGATCAGGGACGCGCAGATAGAGCCGATCTCGGCTGCTGACTTGCTTGAGAGGTCATCCGCTACCGGCTCTCCGAGGACTCGTGACAGGACTTTAACCGCCCGCACCGCCCCCGGCTTTAGGGCTTCACAGGCTTGAGCAGCGCTTTCAAGTTCTGATGCCTGCACATCTAGCTTGGCCTGCATGCCTGACTTATCAGAGTTCAGGGTGCTGTTAAGTCTTTCCAGCAGAGACACTTGTGCTGTCAGGGCTTTATTCTCTTCCAGAGCCGCGTCCAGCTTGGCCTGCAGATCTTGACCTGCGGATGCGTCCAGATCTGCAGGAGATTCCTCTGGCTCGTCCGGAGTCTGTACAGGCTCAGGTCCTTCCTCTTCGGCGCCATCTTCTTCAAGACTGGCTGCTGCCTCTAACTCTGCAGGCGAGATGTTCAGATTTTCCTGCATGGCCTGAGCCAGTCCATCAACAGAACCGTGCTCAGAAGCAGGAGCCAAGCAGACCACTCGGCCGTGACGTTTGCGTAACATAGTAAGTACCTTTGTCAGCTACTTCCTGTCTTCCATAGCTCTAACCTATGGACGACATGGGGTTTTGATCGTTATTATTGATTGTTTCGTCCATTTGTTCAAGGACTTCAATAAGCGAGGCGTTGTAATCAACCAGATTTTTAGCGTATGCCGTCTTACCCGAGAACGTCCTACCGTACTCCGTCAGCTCCTCAAGTCCCTGTCGGCTTACTTTACCTTTCCTACCTATAGCGACTTGATCCAGGAAGGCTGAGTAGCTTTCGTCCAGACTACTTTGCAGGTGTTCCTTGTCTTCTTCTCTCATATCCTCGAACGGGTTCATCCTGGCCTTGTTGTCACCGGCTCTGTAGATTTCCATCTTGATGCCGGCCTTCTCAAGCATCTGAGTGATGTCCTGCCGGATGACAATAGCCCCCACAGAACCCACTGTAGCTAGGCGAGAGCTGACTAACATATCAGTGTTAGATCCTATCCAGTAAGCGGCTGATGCCATTACACCGTCCGTGTATCCGATTATCGGCTTATCTATCCTAGCCATAGTATCAGTAACTGAGTCGATCCCAGACACCATGCCTCCAGGGGAATCGAGATTCAGCAGAATGCTATCCACAGACTCGTCAGCGGACGCTGCCGCTAGGGCCTGATTGATGGCCTCATAGCTGGGCAGCCCTACATACTCGTGCCACCACTCGGCCCGTTGCACCATGCCGCCCTGGATGGAGATCATGGCCGTTCTTCCTTGCCTGCCCTGCCTCTGCGCCATGTAGCCGTATAGGCCATTTTCTGACGAGAAGCTGGCAGTGGCCATCGGCCCCTTTTTGTCCTTATACTTGGCGGCTTCCGGGACGTACCTCTCATGTCCTAGCGTAATCCTTGCGGCTGTATCCAGGGCTACATTATGGGAGCCAAGCCAGATAGAGAATTCACTCATTGATCCGATCCTCCGCCGCGTCGCGGCACATCGTTGTCAGGTTGTAGCCTGTCCTCTTGGGGGCCAGACGTAGTTTCAGGGACTCCTTTGCCTGCTCCAGAATCAAATCCGGTTCCGGATAGGTTCGTAGGTTGCGGGGGCAGTCCGGTAACGTGGTAAAAATAGGCGTCAGATATTAGGCCGTCAGATAGGTCTTTTCTGTATCGGCTATGCCGTGAAGTCTTGAAGGCTTCAAGCTCGTCCTCTGGTCGCAGATTGATATCCTTGAACTTGAAGTCCACGGTGACGTCCATGCCGAGGATGCGGCAGGCGAATGTAAGCATGCGGGTCATCACGTCTGCCACCGGTTTCTGTATGCCGGCACACTGCTTCAGGTAGATCAGTGACTCAGTATTGGAAAGAGACTGGGAGCCTTCGATGCGCAGGCCTAGCGCTGATGAATTGGATTTCAGAGCTGATGCAAGTTGACTCAGTTTAGTCTCAAGCAGAGGTTTGTAATCTGCTCTGGAACCTGAGCCGTCCTTAACATCGACCGTCGCAGAATCCCAGGAAACTAGAGCGTCCTGTGGTTCTAGCTCATCGACAATGCCCTGAAGCTGTGCCCTTGCCTTCTCCATCTCAGCATAAATGACCTCTTTATCCGCAGACTTTACTTCGTCCGGCATATTATTGAACACCGACTCGTAGTCGACGGTAACCACTAACCTTCCATGACCCGCCCTGCTCACCGCTCTCTGCATATCGTCTTTAAACACCCTAAGGTCAAAGACGTCTGGTAGGGCTGGTATAATTGGGCTGATCGCGTAAACTGACCCTGAGTCCTTCAGCATCTCACTTAGGAAGATGTTAGGGTAGTCTAGGTCAACCTCATCCTGACGCGGAATGGCCTGTCTTGGGAACCATCCGCCGTCTTTCTTGGCAATCTTCTTCAGGTAGTCGTAGGCTATGGTGTTGATGTGAGAGGGCAGCCTATCCTTGTCCATAACCAGTTCAGCCGCCGGAGCGCCGGTTATCTGCGTATCAACTAGCATCCTGTGGAGGACCTCGCTGATAGACGGCTTGGCTACGAAGCCTTTCGTGTAGTCGTACACCCTCCCAAGAGATTTAAGTACGTTGGTCGCCGCAATCGTCGCCTCGGCGTCAAACTCCATGGTCTGGGAGTTGTAAGCTGTCACCTCATAGCCTGAGTTGGCCAGAGTGGCTTTCGTGCTAACGTCTGAGGATACGGTAGAGTCGGAAGTTCTAACCATCCGCCTTACAGCGTCGGTGGCAGCCCCGCTGTTGATCAGAGAAAGCAGGTCTCTGCCGGTGTAGAAGGTGTAACTTCTGTCCGGGTTCGTGATTTCTGAACCGGCGTCCACGTTCTGACCTACTACCTGAGACTGCGCCTTATTTGGTGTCTTTTTGGGTCTTACTATGGGCTTGATCTTTGGTGACTGTGCCATAAATGTCTGCCGGTGTAGAATGGTTGGTTGTGCGCTATGATACCACCAGATTAGAATATTTTACCAGTTACCGCAGTAGGGGCAGAGATGAGATCATTATCGCCAAGATACCAACAATACTTGGATCGCATGGGTACTGCGGTCGACTCTCGGCTAGGCCTGGCCGGTGCCTTGTCTTGGGCAACGAGAAATACTTACATAAAAGACAAGAAGTTCAGTCTTAAGGGCCACGAGGCTCAGGCTGCTTGGTTTATGGGTGGCGATCAAATGGAGCCGCACCCAAAGGTAAGCATTATTAAACCATCGCAGATCGGCGCTACCGAGGCTACTATCCGAATGGCTGTCGCGTTTGCTGCCTGTATGAAGGGAGCAAACATCCTGTATGTTATGCCTACTGGTAAGATGGCCGAGAAGAACAGTACCGTCCGGATTAAACCTATCATCGACAGCTGTCCTGCCCTGAACTACGGTCGTGGGACCACTCAGACTACTCTTCTTCGGCAAGTAGGGTCTAGCTTTGTCCACCTTGGTGGTACTCAGGACTCCACCGGTGGCGCTATCTCCACTCCTGCGGAAGCTGTGATTCTCGACGAGTACGACTTCATGAACATGAAGATTGCAGGCCAGTATGAGTCCCGTATCCGTCACGCGACCGAGTTCAATATCCCAGGCACCGAAGATACCATGCGCGGGGTTTTGTACCGATTCTCTACTCCAACCTTGCCAGGCTACGGGGTAGACGGCCTGCTGCAAAGTTCTAATGGCATGCGCTACATGGTCAAGTGCGGTCGCTGCGGAACTCGTCAGGCGCCTAACTTCTTTGATGATGTAGTCATCCCCGGTTTCGATAGGCCTCTCTCTGAATTCAGAGGCCACTATGTCGGCACTCCTGGGGTTGACATCTCATCTGCCTACCTCAAGTGCCAGAAGTGTGGCAAGAAGCTGCATGAGGAGCTGCTGGCCAAAGACCGTGAATGGGTTGCGCAGCGTCCAGGCGTCCTTGATCACCGCGGATTCGAGACCAAGCCCTACGACTTTTACGAGTTCAACGACATCCCTAAGATCCTTTCTCAGGCGAAAGGCGGTTTCAGTCATGGCGACTGGGTTAACTTTGTTCTAGGGGAGGCCTATGAGGATGGTGACCAAGCCTTCAGTCTTAAGGGTATCGACGACAAGAGCATTTTCACAACCGAAAGAGTTGCAGTGGAGAATGGAGAAAGGCTACAGGGCTGTGCGGTAGGCTGTGACGTGGGCGCTACATCTGACATTGTGATCGGTAGGGTTAAAGTTGCCTCATCTGGCATGCCGGAAGAAGTGACCGTACATGAGTGGGAAAGGTTCTCCCCTGTACATAAGACGATTGACGACGTTACTTTAACAGGTAAGTTTGCTGAGGCTTTCCCTGAACCGGAACTTTTCGACCGTCTGGCCTACGTCCAGAAAAAGTATAATGCCCGGTCGCTGGTAATTGACCAGCTTCCGGATCAGACCGCAGCGTTGAAGGTATCTGCAGCAACTTGGGGGCTTCAGGCTCAGTATGTGTCTGGCGGCTTTGGTACTGCCGACCTGTTGGCTGTTGATAATGACGACCGAGTGGCGAAAGTCTACCGGACTAAAATGCTAAACCACCTTCTCTACCTATGGCAGTCTGGCAAGATAAGGCTGCCTAAGGGCTGGAATGAGAAGAAAATTGCTGACCTGAGAAGGAATATGGCCAACGTGAAAAAAGTTGTTACCCGTTTGGAGGATAACAACGGTCAGCCTGAAGAGCAGTGGATCAAAGTTGCTTCTAATGAGCCTGACCACTTTGTACATGCTCTACTTTATATGGTGGTGGGTGCCGTAGCTAAAGGGGCTAGCTCAGGTGTGTATATGCCGCCGGCTATGTCTACCTTCCGACCTAAAGGGCCGTCTCTCGGCGCTGGCTCTAGGTTCGGTCGGGATGACGGAGCTAGAATTAAGTTATAGAAAAAGGCCTCCTAGGAGGCCTTTTATCGCCGCAGAAGGTCAGCTGCAAGTCAACCGTTAATATCGCGCGTGGCTTCTTTCACCAGCGGGCCCGAAAGACTAATAACTGGCCGAGTGTGCGCTGGTTTAGTCACTGTGCTGCCTGTCATTCCGGACTTATATACTCTGGCATTACGGTGGACACGTTTAATATTCAGTAAACCCTTCAGGTTGACCTCGTCCCCACCTGCAACCGCCTCTTTAACTTGACCAATTACAGACCTGACAGCTCGCTCGCTTTCGCGATAAGTCAGCCCAGTTTCTTCGTGCACTACCTTAATAAGCTCTTTAGTGTTCATAATTCACTCCGATAGGTTGTATCTATGTGGCCGATACTACCTTATAGACCGACCCTATCGCAACCTAATCCTCGTACTTGGCCTGTATGTTCTTGAGGTTGTCTTCCAAGTTACGCATCATAGTCTTAACTGCAGAATCGACAAGGACCTCAAGGTCCTTGTTGCCCGACACCTCATCCTGGATGTCAGATATGCACCCATGCAGGGCAGATTCCAGTGCCGTCAACTCCTCTACCCTGCGAGCCTCTGACTGAGACTTTCTTACTGAATCCATCAGCTTCACTACGAGTCCAACTATCCGGCTGAACTCGGCGGGAGACTCGCGGATCATGACCTTGTTGGATCTAACCTCAGCTAGGGTTTCCTGCGCAGTCGCCAGCAGATCCTCATAGGTCTCATATACGCTCTGCTTTACTTGCGTCCGGTGAATACCTCCCTGTTCCAGCATCAACACATCGTCAGGGTCTAGCATGCCTTCCCTCATCGCAGAAGCTACCATGGAAACTGCCTGCTTAATATTTAGGTTTAGGCTGCGCTCCGGGGCAGGCTTGGGTTCTTTGATCGGGTTAAGTCCTGTCACTTTGACTCTCCTTTAATCGACTCGTTACCAGCCTTTTATAGGCTTTTGGTTGGAGATACCATAAGTCCACCTCCTTTGACTTTCTCCCGCAGCCTGCACATACCGGATCGCCAAGGGAGGAAGATGAACAGATGCCGGTGCAGGGTGTCAGTCTCCCATCTGCAGGCCTTGTTAGGTAGTGTATCGTGGCAGTTAGTTCGGATGTCTCGCAGCGGATCTCTTCCTCCTTGTCCGACCTCCATCCAGACAAGTCCGCCTGGAACTCGGTGTCTCCCTGGAACTCGGCATCTATCGTAGAGATGATGGCGCGGTCCGCGAACTCGGCAGCCTGTCGGAATATCTCGCCACCCCCGATTACCATAATCTCGGCTGACGGTGAGGTGTAAGCTGCTGCAAACACGGCCTCTTCAAGATCCGTGGCCAGTATGTCCTCTGCCCTACGTAGAACGTAGTAGGGGTCTCTGCTGACCACTACGTATTGCCTCCCTGCCAGCGCTGCTTTTGGGAGCGATTCGTAGGTCTTCCTACCGGCGATTACGACCTTTCCTGTGGTGATAGATTTAAAGTGACGCAACTCGGACGGCATGTGCCAAGGAAGTTTTCCGGCATCCCCGATAGTTCGATCCTTAGCCATAGCCGCAACTATCGTAAAGAACTTGTCTGACAGGTTTTTCATGGTTGCGGTAGTCCTATGTTCAGCAGGTGGTAGAATGCGTCAGCATCTCGTCCGCCTTTAGCAGGATACAGGTATTCTCCGTGGTGGCGGCACCATACCGTCGGCGTGTCCCGTAAGTCGAGATGGAGCATGATGCGTGGCTGGCCATTAAGCTTAGTGTCATAGTAGATGCCAACGCCATTAAAGTACTGACAGGCAAGAGTAAATGCGTATCTGGCATCTTGACTTGATGACAGGAAGACGTCACCGGCTGTGGATCGCCGCCCTACAGCGTAGTGCTCGGAACCCTCTGATCCGGTTGTCCTCGCCCACCCCTTATGGTTAGGAGACGGATGCAGGGCCTTTCCCAGGTGAGTCCGGTACTTCGCCAGCTGTTCTATCAGCTCGCCAGACGTCTGGCGTAATACGCCTGCAGGGAACTCTGACTTTTTGAAGTTTTCTATTTGAGACCAGTCTAATTTTGATGCAATCATTACCCTCTCCTGGTTACTGAAATGTAGGCGCCTTTGTAGGCTACCTCGGCGGTTCCGCTTAACTGTATCTGAGGGACAGCCCCTCCGATAAGAGTATTATTGTCGCCTATGTAAATACGAGTATCTACTACGAAGTCACCTGTGGACGTTCCACCGCCCTGCTCTAATTTAGTAGGCCTGCCTATTGGCAAGCTATACTGGCCAGCTCCGTCGCCAAGAAGGTGTCTTACGAAGTAAGTCACGCCATTGGCATTCGGCTTGACCGACAGAGTATGTCGGATATAGACCTCGTCTCCCGGGTCAAGATCGTCGAACAGAATCCTGCCTGTTAGTGGGTCCAGCATTTCTCCTACTGCGTGTGGAGGGTACCCCTTGTTAGTGTAGGGGCCGTCACCGTCATTTAGCAGTGTCGTCCAGGTATTCTTGCTGATGCTCTGCGCTGGCAGGGAGTTGCTGTAGTCGTACCATCCGAACGAGGTGAAGGTTATCTTGCGGTAAGGGTGAATCTGGCTGACAAAGTAAGGGAGAAGCTGTCCTGCAAATGGGCCTGAGTCAGGATAGCCTCCAACCAGGTCAACACCTGAGAACTGGACGTACAAGTTTTGTCCTTGTGGCAGAATGTACTTGTTGCCTACGCCAAATTGTACCGGGACTCCAGCGTCCACCTCTGCCTGAGTAACCTCCCTGATCTCATCAAAGATTAGGTCTTCGTCAGTGATGGCTGTGCCTAGCCAGTACCTTACCCGCATCTCTCCAGCTTCGGCAGGTATAAACATGAAGTCGTAGGTGAGGTTATCGCCGAAAGTGGAGTACTGCAGCTCAAATGGAGACGTGACCATTTGGTCAGTCTTGTTATTGACCGTCAAATTCTCCATAGGGGCCAGTTTGTAGTAGAAAGGGTAAGTCGACCCCTGCGAGTCATAGGTGGTGTTGATACCCACCGCGTCCTGACCTGTACCCAGTGTGAACGCTACGGCGTTCACACCTGAACTCATCCGGAACTTCGGACCAATCAGCAGGCTGGATGGGCCTGCCTGTATGCTCCCTTCGGTCTTTAAGTTTCTGCCTTGTTTTACCAGCCCTGAATCGTATGGTCTGTTGTCCAGACCAATAGCGACTAAGTGATCAGTAGGTATCTCTGAGAAGTCGGTCTCGCTCCCCGGTTGACCTTGAATAACCGGGGTCAAGTCTGCCCACTGCCCGGCAACCCGCTTAAAGAGCTGGCTGCCAGCAGAGACGTAGAGGCTAGCTCTAAGCTCGCCAGGGTTAGCGGAGAAGTAGGCGTCTCTGGCAGCGGTGTCGGAGAAGATGTGCTCATCGCGTATCTCTATACCTCGACTTGGTACGGCTCTTGGTGCTCTCATGTCTTAGCCTCTATTCGCTGTAATTGTCATCTTGTAGTAGGCAGCTCCAGCTACCGCATTGGCTGTAGCTTTGAACTTTATAGCTGGCCCAGCCCACGATCCAAATGACGCTACATCAGTAGAGGGCAGTGGCGAGTCTTCAAGCTCCAAAGGCTCTTGTCCTCCACGCATCCAGACGTGCAGGGTTACGTCGCCTGTCGAGGGGGTGGCAGGGACGGTGCAGGCCTGATCCTGAAAGTAGGCGACAGTGATATAACCTTTAGGGAGGCGACTAAAGTAAGGGTCATCAACTTCGATAGCCGAGTTGACTGGACCTGACACTTCTCTTTCTCTGAACATAGGACGCCCTCTACTGTGCGTGTAACATTGTGTAGAGTTTATCACAGCTCGAAGTCAAGTTAGCCGAATACTAAGTGGAAAAGAATCAGAAGCGCGATAAGGATTAGCATCATAGTTGACCACCCTGAGTAGTGTGGTTGGAGCGGGCAACGAGAATCGAACTCGCATTCTCAGCTTGGAAGGCTGATGTTCTACCTTTGAACTATACCCGCTTGGCAGACCGGGAGGGAATCGAACCCTCGACACGAGAGTTTGGAACCTCTGCTCTACCTTTGAGCTACCGACCTGTGATGCGCCATGCAGGACTTGAACCTACGGCCTGTCGCTTAGGAGACGACCGCTCTATCCGGCTGAGCTAATGGCGCTGTGAATCATAAAGAGTAGAAGGCGTTGTAGGATTTGTCCATCTCATCCCATCGTTTCTGGCAAATCTCAGTAGTCGTAATAGCCGCGAAGTCAATCTCTTCTGGAGCTTTATCTTTTACGTAGGACTTGTCTTCCATCAACGCCTCCGGGAACGCCGTCTTATAGCTTACAATTGCGGTCGCTGTCTCTAGGTCGTCTTCGTCTTCATCCGGTTCACGCAGCTCTACGAGCACTTGATAGCCGTTGTCGAGATTTACTACTGACCACTTAGGGAAAACGTCCATCACATTTCCTCCGCGGCTTTACTCATTTTAAGAGACGCAGCAATCGCAAAGGCATGTACGTCTGTCGGTGAGACGCCCTTAGTGTCGACCTTATCGATCTCCTCAAAAACGGCCTTTACTCGCTTCATTGCGGCGACGGCATCATCGACCTTTTGGTCAACATCAGCTTTCCACTCTTCGTAAGTTTTCATGATTTCTGCCTCTCGTGTAGTTAGTGGTGGGCCTGCCCGGAATCGAACCGGGGTCAGACGGTTATGAGCCGTCCGCTTGAACCGTCCAGCTACAGGCCCAAAGTTTGGCCGTCAGGCCACTGCGTTGTGAGCCGCAATAACGGAACGGTCGTCGCGTTCATTCTCCCGAAGATCACTTGACGGTTGCTAACCCGCCCTCGGACGATCACTCCTTGCCGGGGAGTGTTCTCTTAAACCTTATGAGTTCCCTCAACGCCGCGTCGCATGCGCTCCAGCGTACGCTGCTGTAGCCAGTGCTGCGCTTCTTCCAGCTTCGTTAGCGCCTGCTCGTTGGCCTTACATGCGTAGGGGCCAGACTGAAAACCCCTCAGACGATCAGCTAGTATAGCCAGCAGTACTTCATGGGTCAGGCCGTTTACTCCGACCCCTTCTTCACTAATCGGGCCGTTCTGAAAGCTGATAACAGTCGACGGCATTTCGCTGTGGCTGATTTCATATTCGTGGCAAGCTCCGCCTGCCCCAGGTTCGTCCAGAACTGTGATATTTATAGTGTCGTTTGCTGGGTTTATTTTGTGGTCGTCTAGCTGTCTCATTATGACACCCTGCTTGCGTAGATTATTGTCATTGGTTAGGGCTATGAGGATTCCAACCTCACTCTCCACTCTTCTGTTCTAAAGCGGCCGCGTGGTATTTTGATCGGTGAATGCAGAGGCCGAAAGCTTACTTAGACACCCTTTTCAAACTAATAGCCCTAACCAACGACCACCAGATATACCGCTGATGGTGCCGGTTGCCGCTTTTACTTCTGCGACCTCGAAGGGTTTCCGCTTTCACGGGTGCAGGTGTTGTTTAACCGCTGGTCAGTCAGCGGGTGGCAGAGTCCTGCAACTGCCCTATAGTCCCACGCACTTATTACCCGCCATGGGCTCGACCTTACTACAGGTTAGTGCAGGCTCCAGCTTAGCTGGCAGGGCGTCCTGTTTAGCGGTTTAAGTCTCACCCTTGCACAAGCACTCATCTACTTATGGGGGTTCCTCCACGATCTATAGGCGATGAGGCCAGATCGCTTCGCATAAACCAAACAGATGCCGGCATTCGCAGACCGTGCCGGCGGACGGCTCAAGGGAACTCAGAAAACCCACTGCTGCTCATTACGGCCGATTAGGCACCCGCTACACAGTCGAACCTCCTTAAAGGCCTGTGTCACTGCTAAGATGCCGTACCTGGATGAGGTACCCAAAACCTCCGGACTAGCCGGAAGGAACTACCTATTTGAACAGTCCCTATACTAGGCAGGTTCTGAGCCTATGTCAACAAGTAGCTGCCTGTCCGGTCACACAGAGAAAGGAAACTCGATAGCCGACAGATGGTCAACATCCGGGAACCATACGCAATCAGTATTAAATTCCTTGATTTCGTCCAGTGCGTCCTGTAATCCCAACACGCAGCCTTGAGGAAGAGCAGAGGAAAATGCAAAGTCATCTGCCGCTTCCCTGTTCCGGTTGTCGCACATCATCCCAGCCTCTATACGACCGATCTGCTCTTCCACGCCATCCCACTGATCTTCGTAGATGTGGTAGTTGACGATGTGGTGCGTAACAGTGCCCGCCTCCATGCCTGTCAGCCAGGCCACAAACTTAAGCAGGAACCAAGGCTGGATCATGTTGAACGGCAGCCCCAGCGGAACGTCTGCCGACCTCTGAGTGCTGGTCAGGTACAACTTGCCGTCCATGACAGAGAAGTGGTGTGTGTGCAAGCACGGTCTCAGGCAGCCAAGATGAAATTCTCCTGGGTTCCAGAAAGTTATGATCTCGCCTCGGTCGTCGATTCTTTTAAGCAGATGGTCAAGCACTTTTGCCAGTTGGTCCGTGCTGCGGAGGTTGCCATAGAAAGTAGGAGGTTTAGAACGGTCAAGCCCATGAGCAGGAGAAATCCAATCTCTTCCCTGTGCCCCGTACACCCGGCCCATGTCGTCCTGACCCCTGCGAGCAGGATTCTCAAGCCAGTCCTTGTTCTCGTTCGCATTGGCATCCCATGTCTTGGTTCCTAAAGCTCGGAACTCAGCAGCCGACGTGCAACCCTTAAGGTAGCCCAGCATCTCAGCCACCGCAGAACGAATCGCCACCTTCTTCGTGGCTACATAAGGAAGCCTGTCGTAGGTCAGAGTCTTGTTGAGAAGAAACGTACAGCGCTTGCCGGTACGTTCGTTGTATTCCGTATGCCCGTTCAACTTCAGATCCACAAGCAGGTTGTGGTAGTCGAGTGTGGGGGATGAAAAATTTTTGGTCATGGTGGTTCCTTAAGCTATCTCTGCTGCGGTTATCACAAGGAGGGAGGCGAACACTTGCCCCTTAATGCGCCGTTCTACCTCCACCTTAAACTCAGCCGACGTCTTGAAGCCTCGGAGTAATTTGATGTCGACATACATCCAGTCTTCCTTCACTTCCCAAGATAATGAGGTTACACAGTCCCATGATCTTAGTAGCCGCTCGGCCTCCAGAGACGACTCAGCCCGGTCTGGCGAGCTTAGTCCCGACAAGTGGAACTTCATCTTGATTCGAGTAAGTCCGGGCTCTGACTTACGGGGTGGTCTGGACATAAATCACCTTGTAAATGGGTTGCCGGTAATATCAATCACGTAGCTGGCCAGTTGCTATCTTATAGTCTCGTAGGCTTTTCGGTCCACCTCTTCAAAGTCGCAGCGATCATCAGCTGTCAGCTCAACGTACTTTATGACGTAGTTGGTCGGGGATTTCTCCAGGGTCTCAATCAAATCTTCCTGGGTCAGAGGCTTTTCTACGGTGATGGTCAGTACCACTTGGCCGCCTCGCGAGATGTCAATGTATTCGCACATACTCTCCTCGGCAGTGATTCTATCGGCCCATTCAATGCTATCGATGAACTTCCATACACTCTTATCGGAGAGTGACGCTCCCAGCAGGAACACGGTGGCGGATCTGACGACCTTCTGCTCGGAGGGGTGCAGAGTCAGTTGGTAAGGGCCTAACTGATTATCGTACCTATGCAGGTACTCTTCACTAAGCGCGCCGTATTTGAAGGTTAGGACTAGCTCCTCAGCTTCCATAAAGCTAGAGCTTGACACTACTTCGCAGGCTTTTGATTTCAGGTGCTCTACGACTCCCATGTCTCTGCCATCTTTGCCGGTGAGGATATCGCCAACCTTATGTAGCCTCAGCTCTTTAACGTATTTCATGTTCAGTTCCTTGAGTAGGTTTGTGGGCTGATTATGGATCAGGTTTTGTAGCTTTGCAAGGGGCTGGTTCTGGTCGGAGGGAGGCTGACGGGTTGGATTCGGGTACTAACTTTAAAAATCCAAAAATATCACGAGTTAGGGTAGGAGTGAAATGTTACGTTATAACATAACATTTTGGGGAGGGGGTCTCTGTCGCTGGCTGGCTGGTGTGACCAGTCCCAAGGCAACAGTCATATTGCTAGTTCGTTATTTTTTCACGGTAACTCTAATAACCGTGAATTTTTAACCGTGGTACTTATTTATTACTATTTTTATAAAAGAGTTTGCAAAGTCTTTTATACTTTGCTATAGTTACTTTGTGGTTAGGGTATTTCAGTTTGATTGCCCTAATTTACAGGCCAGCCCCGCGCGGGATGGCTGCCCGCCTGATCTGGCGGTTGTTCTTTAACAATTTGGTTTGCTTGCTCGGACGTGCATTTTGTACGGGCTGCCGTCTGTTGCCGCCATGCGGGGCAGAGTATAAGACTATGTGAAGAAAGGGCGCAGGATGCGCCCACCTACCATCACCAGCAGGGAACGCCAGTTTAGCGGAACAAGCAAACTAGATTAAGATCACGGGTTAATAACTGGTTGACAGTGTTGCCAGTTTAGCGAGATGTTACCCGTTCGCTCCTTAACAATTTATCTCTATTGCGCTTTGTTGTGCCTAGTCCTCATTTCTTTTAAAAGTGGTGATTACTATGCAAACAAATACAGCAAAAACAGACTTTACCTCGGCCCAAATTGAGTCTTGCACTCTTCTTTTAAAAGAAGAATATAAGACTTTGAAGGGGTACAAAGACCTTACAGGACAACCGGCAAAAAGCTGGCAAGATGCGGCTAAGTTTGAGTTAGCCGCATTGCAGAATGCTACTGCTGAAGCTGATCCTGAAGCCGTGGAAACGTTCGCGGATATGCCTTTAAAACTGGCCGAATCTTTGAAGTCCTACGCCTCAACAGTGCAGGCGTTCAAGGATGGCACGGTTAACAGGGAAACGGTAAATGATAGTCTTCAATCCGGTATTTTGCGCTTGCAGGATTCAGGCAATAAAGACTTCTCCTTAATCCAATCTATCCTTTGGCTGATGTACACTAGCAAGGGCTGGCGGCATGATTTTGATGCCGCTAAAAAGTATCTGGAAGCAACTACACCTTTTATTGTACGTGTACAGAAAAAGGATGTAGTAGCGACAGACGCGACAGCCCAAGAGGCCATCGGAACCGCTGGTGATTCTGGCGGCAAGAAAGAGCTGGTTGTGCTGCTTAAGCGCAAAAAAGGCTACATGTGGCGCAAGCGTCCGCCTGCGTACTGGGACAGCCTGCGTAGCTTCAAGCAAAACGGCAAGGATAACCGAAAGTTTAACGACCCTGAAGCGGACGCAAAGAAAGCAGCGTCTAGCATTGAAAAAGCCTTGGACAAGAGTAGCGAGGCCGCGCTAGACGCATCTAAGCGTGTAGAGCTGGCGGCTAACCTGCTTATGTCTGAAGAGAAGACCGAAGGCTTAGCAAGTATGCTAAACGCCATTCAGTTAAACTTTGAAGCCGTGCAGGCTTTAAAATCTCAGGCTAAAGACGCTCTAGCGTCTGAAGCTCCTGAAGTGAACCAGCTTAAGAAAATCCTTTCAGAACTGGTTCAATATTTCTAATCAGGCCTAGCCTGATCAATTCCCAACCCAACTAGGCACAACAAAGCGCAATAGAGATTGAAGCGGAAACGCTAACCCCAGTCGGGCAACCGGCTGGGGCTTTCGTCGTCCAGGCTGCAAAAATTATTTTATATTTAAGAGATTTTAATAGAAAAATCCTTTTACACCGTCAAGATTCGGCAGAGGTTAGAGGCTGGATTTCAGGCGCGAAAGGCCGGATTTGCCGTAATTTGGTCGCTTAGTTTCGGGTTAAATAACTATTAATTCGCAACAGTAGAAGGGTTAGAACTAAGTTGTTTCGCAATTCAATAGCAACTTAATAGAGGTTAAATAAGGGTTAACTTTGGTTTCGCTATTACAGAGTTAACCCTTATTTAACCCGTTTTGGTATTTTTGTAACAGTTTGTAACCTCGGATTTTTTATAAAAGACTCATATTGAACTACTGAGTTCTTATAAGATAATTTTTATAAAATAATTACCAATAGCTAACTGTAAACCTACCACGATTTAATTGCGACACTACCCAGATTTAACCCAAAATTTAGTACCCGGATTTAACCCAAAATTTAGTACCCGGATTTAACCAAGACTTAACCCGAATATTAGGGATGTCTTATCAGTGGTTAATTAGCAACTGATAAGCAACTTGAACGGGGTAGGTTCGCAATTTAATCACAACTGATTAAAGGTACTTATTATTTAGGTGACGGGTTAATACACAACTAGTTCGCGGTTAGTTCGCAATACGTTTGCAATTGGTTTCGGGTACAAAGTGGTTAATTCGGGGTCAATTTGTGGTTAATTTCGGGTTAAAGTCTGCCACGATTTCATTCAAACACCTGTTTGAACGCAAAAAATCCGAAAATCGAGTTATAAGAGATTTATATTAAATTTTTTTAGTTCTTCTATACCCGAATTTAATTGCGAATTAACCGCGATTTAACCTGTGTCAAAATGTCCCATTTTCGTTCTACACGGGTACTGGCAGGGTGCAACAGCAATGCGTTAGCAACACTAGCCAGAACTTCTTTTTTTTTTTTTTTTTTTTTAATAAATATAATTATAAATATATTTTTTTTCGCTTTTT